AATTGACGGTACTGGTGGATTTGTAATACCTGTAGGTACAAACGCTAATAGACATCCAACTCCTGTTACAGGAATGATGAGATATAACAGCGTAGCTGACAGGGTTGAAATTTACGATATAGGTGGTAACTGGGTATCAGTTGCTGGTTCAACTGGTGCTGTTTCGTTTAATGATGCGGAGGAAATAGCTATCAAACTTGCTTTGACAATTTAGGATAAAAAATATGGCAACAAATTTTAGAAACATAGTAGGAAAAGACATAGGAACGCAGAGAGTGGCTGTATATACAACACCATCAGCAACTAGTACTACAATTATAGGAATGAATATAGCAAACTTAACTGATTCAATGGTAAATTGTACACTTGAATTAGGAGATGAAGGAAGTACGATTGGTACACTTATTAGAAATATGCCTATAGCACCAAACACGGCAATGAAACCAATCGGAAAAGGTGAAAAAATTGTTATGGATGCAAATAACGTTTTATATGTAACAGCGAGTCAAACAGCATCATTAGATGTAATACTCAGCATAGTGGAGATAGTATAATGGCCGATACATTTTTAGGACAAAGTATTACTGATATGGTTGCCCAAACCGATCAGAGATTCTTTTATGGATTACGCAGAACAGCAGATGGTGAGCTTTTTATTGCTAAAATAGATCAACTACAAGCTAATGATTCTGTTGTAGTAAACAACGAAGGTGATCCAACACAAAATTATGAAGATTTTGAACAAGGTCAAGATTTTTATGAAGGCAGAAATGTAAATCATGAAATTGTTTATGAGAATCTAAATTATGAACAATTTAGATGGGATAACAGAAGCATCAATTACTACATAGATGATAGTGGTAACCTTGTAGCTAGAATTAATGAAGGATACACATATCCTACAGGAGTATAATAAATACATAAAAGGTTGAAAAAATGGCAGATTTTAAGTTAAGCAGAGTTAGATTTAATTGGAAAGGTAGTTGGACCGGAGGGGGCAATTATATCGTAGATGATATGATTGAGTACAATGGTTACACTTATGTTGCGTTAAGAACACATATTTCCGCAGACTTTTACAACGACCTAGCAGGTACAGATAAAACTCCTGCTCAACCTAAATGGAAAAAACAATCAGAAGGTGTAAGTTGGAAAAAAGATTGGTCAACTAGCACTTTTTACTCAGTAGGAAATATTGTAAAATATGGTGCGTCTGTTTATGAATGTACAGAATCACATACATCATCATCTACTTTGGCATCAGGCACTGACGGACTTGTAGCAGATATTAACAAGTGGACACTTGTTGCTGTTTCATCAGCAGATTGGAAATACAACTGGACAATTAATACTCTTTATAGAATTAACGACCTTGTAAGATACAATGGTAAAGTTTACAAATGTACAGCTCAACACGTATCAGCCGCAACAATATTATTGGGACTAGAAGCAGACCAATCTAAATGGACTGTTTTATCAGATTCTGATACTTGGAGAGCAACTTGGGCAATTGGAACAAGATATAAAGTTAATGACATCGTTAAGTATGGCGGTATTGTATATAAATGTATTGTAGGACATACTTCAGCAGACAATACAACATTAGGATTAGAAGAAGACCAATCTAAATGGGAAATACAAATTTCAGGAATAGAATATGTAGTCAACACCGATGCTACCTCAGGATTAATATCAGGAGAATGGGTAGGCGGTACTCGTTACAAAGTAAATGATATTGTAAAACGTGGCGGCAACATAATGAGATGTATTGTTGGTCATACAGCAACAGTTGGTGATAATGGATTTAATGTAGATTATGCCGCAAGTAACTGGACAACATACATTCCAGGAACAACTTACGATAATATTTGGGATAACGGTGTATACTATCAACCAGGCGATTTAGTATTATACGGTGGATACATTTACAAAGCTGTTACTTTTAACACTAACAAAGCACCAAGTCAATACGGATCAGATTGGAACCTAACATTTGAAGGATACAAATTTAGAGGCGATTGGAACAACGCAGGATCAGCAGATAGTGCGGATGTAAATTATAAAACTGGAGACATTGTAAGACTAACAGGAAACTTGTATATTGCTATCCAAGATAGCACAAACTTACAACCAGATCAGTGGCCAACTTATTGGGAACACCTAGTAGACGGTAGAGCATTTAGAAACTTCTGGGAAGATAACACAGAATATTACAAAGGTGATATAGTAACTTGGGCAGGTACTGCTTACATAGCTTTAACATATCATCGTTCAACTGAATCAGCATCAAGACCAGACTTAGATGTAGAACAACCAGATCAAAATTACTGGAAGTTAATGATTCTAGGAAATAGAACTAATAAACTTGCTAGAAAAGGTGACCTAAAAACTTTTGAAGATCAAGACTCAACTGCTATTGATACACAAAGATTAGCAATAGGACAGGATGGTGCGGCATTAATATCAAATGGTACAATGCCAGCTTGGGACTTAATTGATCTAGCAGACAAAGTATATTATGTTTCTCTAGATGGAATAGATGATCCAGATAGAGGAGGCACTCTTAATGCTCCATTTAGAACAGTAAGATATGCTACACAATATCTATTCCAAGATGAAGTTAACAGAGTAGGTACAGGAGCAACTATTTTTGTTACAGCAGGAGATTATAAAGAAATACTTCCAATCAGTTTACCAGCAAAGGTGGCATTGGTTGGAGCAGAATTAAGATCAACAAGTATCAGTCCTGCCCTTAATGGAAAAGACGTTGTGCTTGGACCAAGAAATGCCGCAGGAATACAAGAGCCGTTAACAATTCCAACATTGAACGAAAGAAATAATATGTTCTATGTGAGAAATAGCTGTGGTATTAGAAGACTTACTTTAAGAGGACTTACTGGAGTTTTAGGTGTAGCAAACGATTATGGTACAAAAAGACCAAGTGGCGGAGCATTTGTATCACTAGATCCAGGAACTGGTACTACTGACACTGATGTTTGGATTGCTAGTAAAGCAAAAGCATATTACACACCAACTACTGCTACTTATAATCCAGCAGACGGTGTGTTTACAATGACATTACCTACGCAACAATATACTGTTACTGATGCTACATACGATCCTAAGACAGGTGTAATGGTAGCTACAATAGGTAATCATACTTTAGATGTTGGAGAAACAATCAGAATTGCTACAGAAAGTGTATCATTTACTTGTTCAAAAGATAATTACGGCTCCGTTCATAACTATCCAAGAATAAGTGATCCAGCGGCAAATGCTGATATTAGAATATTTGACAAGACTGCTACAACTATTTCAGTAAATGTAGGTAAGAGTAAAGATACAGATCAATATACTCATAAATTTTCTAGTGCTACTAACAACGGTATAACTTGGAATCATAATTTAAAAATTGGTAACTCAATAGCCATAGCCGGTAACGCTTTTACATTTACTTGTACAATGGATGGGAATACAGCACAGAAAACATATCCAAGAACAACAGATCCGGCTTACAATCAAAAATTAGCAATCACAGCAGTGACTACAGAAACCTTTACGGTCAATGTAGGTAAATCTAGTGCTAGTGATCAGTATGCCCATACTTTTGTTTCAGTAGTGCCTGAATCAGTAAGTTTTGAAAGAATATCAGCAGGACGCTCACCATATATCCAAGGTGTTACAACTATTGGAGATAATTGTGTAGGAATGAAAATTGATGGTGCGTTACACAATGGTGGTAACAGATCAATAGTTGCTAATGACTTTACACAGGTATTAAGTGATGGTATTGGATACTGGGCAACTAATTTAGGTAGATCAGAACTTGTTTCGGTATTTACGTATTATGCTCACATTGGTTATCTCGCTGAAAACGGCGGAATAATGAGAGCCACAAACGGAAATAACTCTTATGGAGACTTTGGTTCGGTTGCTGAAGGATTCGATGCTAACGAAACACCGCAAACTGCCACTGTCAACAATAGAAGCACAGAAGCACAAGTTGATAATATATTTACGGATGGTTCGCAGGTACTTGCTTTAGAATATACCAACGCAGGTGAAACTTATAGCACAGCATCCGCGGCATTTACACAAGTTGCTGGTACAGGCTTATCTGTGTATTGGGATGAATTTAGACAAGGTGCTGTAAACAAAGTTGAATTACAACTACCAGATGGCAGTACAAATGTTGGTGGTAGAGGTTTCCAATTTGCTACAAACACAGCTCAAGCAGGAGACTTAACAAGTATTACATTATCACAAGCAGAATCAAGGGAAGCTTCTAGCATTAATGGTTCAAGAATTATAATTACGGAAGGTCCAGGTTCTGGACAATATGGTTATATTGTAAATTATAACTCTTCAACAAAAGTAGCACAGGTATACAAAGATAGCACAGGCTCACCTGGATTCGATAACTTACTAGCAGGTAAGGTAAACGCTACATCACTAGGAGCAACAACGGTTTATGCTATAGAGCCAAGAGTAACTATAGCGGCACCAACATTTAACGTTTCTAACAACAGCGTACAATCTGGTGCTCCGGACATTGGATATAGTGATACATTAGGATTATGGTACTATGGAGTAACAGGTACTGATGATTTTTATACATCACCAGATGGAAGTGTGTGGACACAAAGACCAACTTCAGGAAATAATATTGCCGCTCAGAGTTATACAGCATTTTCAAAGTCAGGTCCAATATTAGCCGCTGTGGCAAGTGCTACAGATACTTTAGTATTTTCAAATGATGGAGCTACTTTTGATACAACAACTTTACCGGCAACTAATAACTGGACAAGAGTTCAAATAGGTGGACTAAATGATGATATTATAATGGCAACTGGTGATAACAACAGTGACATTTATGTTGGATCACTTACAACTTCAAATGATAGTACCATTGTAGCAGGAAATTGGACAACTAAAGCACTTGGTACAGGAAATAAAAACTGGGTAGGTTTAGCTTACGGAGCAGGTAAATGGATTGCTATTGCTACGGATGGTACAACAGTAATTTCCACAGACAGCGGAGTAAGTTGGAGTGCAGGTTCAGCAGTTACACCAGGTGGAGCAGAAGAATACACTGATTTAATTTTTGGAAGTAATGCTTGGGTAGCATCAATGAAAAATTCAGATAGAATAATTTATAGTGCTGACGGATCTAACTGGTATGATGCGGCTTTACTAGGAGACTCAACAACCAACGCATGGAAAGTTGGCTACACTCAAGGTGCTTTTGTTGCTGTAAATGAAAACGGAAACGCACTTGAATCAGGTGATGCTCATAACTGGAATACTATTTCTACAATCAATAACTTAACAGCTATTGTTGGAGGATTAGCTAATAATAAGCCAACCTGGATTGGAGTAAGACAAAGTACAGGAACAGGAAATATTATTACAGGCGGTAAAAGAGCTTTTGCTAGAGTAGATGTTGCTACAAATAAAATATCTAAATTTGTTTTATATGAAGTAGGAAGTGGATATGATTCATCAACACCTCCAACTTTGACAGTTTACGATCCGGGCGAGACAGGTGAACCTTATTACGAAGTAAATGTTGCCAATGGTGTATTAGGACAACCAACTTTCTATAATAGAGGTACAGGTTATGCGACAGCAGTAGTAGCAGTTACTGGTAACGGTTATGCTGAAGCAAAACAAATAGGTAATTCAATGGTCATTACAGGAATAGATCTTGTACCAGGACCTGGAGCAAACGTCGTATTTACAGGAGATTCTACAGTCTACAGATTAGTTAAGGTTACTAAGACTGAAGGTAGTGCTCCTAATAGACAGATTACTTTCCAAATATCTCCAGTACTTACAAGAGGCACAGCACCTGCTCATGGTGTAACAGCTACAATTAGAGAAAGATATTCACAATGTAGATTGACTGGACATGACTTCCTAGATATAGGTACTGGTAACTTTGCTAACACAAACTATCCTGCACTTTACATAGCAGGACAGACAAGTGTGAATGAAACAGAACAGGCAAATGAAGTACGTGAAGCAAACGGTGGTAGAGTGTTCTACACAAGTACAGACCAAGATGGTAACTATAGAGTTGGTGAACTATTTAAAGTTAGCCAAGCACAAGGTGGAGTTACTCTAAGTGCTGACTTCTTTGACCTAGAAGGATTAGATGAAATCAGATTAGGTGGAATTAGCGTAGGTGGTACACAAGCTGTAATTAGAGAATTTTCAACAGAAGTTACATTTGTAGCTAATAGTAATAACATTGTTCCAACACAAAAAGCATTGAAGGCTTATATTGAAAATAGATTTACAGGTGGTGGATCAAATCTGTTTACAAACGCACTTACAGCTGGACAGATCAAGTTAGAATCAAGAACTATTTCCAACACAGCAGGATCAAATAATCCAGATGCTATGACAACAATATCACCTAATTTTGAGATTAGGGGGTCGTTAGGCGGAGGACTAGCGGCACTTAATATGTTCTTTTCATCAAGAACTGAAAGAGATGACTTTAACGGATAATGATAAATATGTATAATACCAAGAACGGAGCAAAAAATGGCAGAATTTAAACTAGGTAGAATTAGATTTATCTGGAAAGACAACTGGGCGGCTACTACAGCTTATCTAAAAGATGACGTAATTAGATATGGTGGTAGAACTTATGTTTGTGTAACAGGACACACATCAACGTCTAATTTCTACTCAGATATATCAAACTGGAACAATTTCAGTGATGGTACCCAATGGAAGAGTGATTGGAGCGCCGCAACTTTTTACAAAATAAATGACATCGTAAGATACGGTGGTATCATTTATATTTGTAACACAGGACACACAGCACAATCAACACTAGAAGCTGATCAATCAAAATGGGATCAGTTTGCTACATCAATTGACTGGAAAGACAACTGGGTAGCAGGTACTGTTTACAAAGCTAACGACTTGGTAAAATATGGTGGAAACATTTACATTTGTAACACTGGTCATACTGCCGCGGCCACTAACGCACTTGGACTTGAAGCTGACATATTAAAATGGGACCTATTCTCCGAAGGTCAAGATTGGAAACAAAACTGGGCTATCAATACAAGATACAAGATTAATGATATTGTTAAGTATGGTGGAACACTTTACGTTTGTAACACCGGACACACTTCAAATGCTTCGGCAACAAATGGATTAGAAGCAGACCAAGCAAAATGGGACTACTTAAATAAAGGTATTGAATACTTAGGTGAGTGGGCAAACAGCTATAGATACAAAGTAAATGACGTTGTGCTTTATGGTGCTACACTTTGGATTTGTACAACACAACATACTTCTGTTGTTACAAACGCAGATTCACAACTAGGTACACTACAAGCAGATATTGCCAACTGGGATAAATTTGTTCCAGGATTAGAATTTGAAAATACATGGCAAGGTGATGAAAGATATCAACCAGGTGACTTTGTAACATACGGTGGTAATCAATACGTAGCAAATCAAAATGTTTACGGTGATATTCCTCCATCAAGTGATAAATGGGATCTTGTTACATCAGGATTTAATTTAAGAGGTGACTGGGGAGATGACTCAACTAACCAAGAATACAAAATTGGTGATGTTGTAAGACTAGGTGGTTATACTTATGTCGCTACAGCTAACAGCACAGGACAACGCCCACCTAACGCAACTTATTGGGCAAGATTAAACCAAGGTATTGAATGGAAAAATACTTGGACTACAGCTACAGTTTATGACTTAGGTGATGCTGTTCGTTATGGTTTAATCAGTTATGTTTGTGTACAAGCACACACATCAGACACAGCAAAACGTCCAGACAATGACTCAGCAGGTGCTTTTTGGAATAACCTAGCATCGGGTGCTGAGGAAAGCACAATTACAACACAAGGTGACTTGTTATACTTTGGTGGATCTGGACCAACTAGATTACCTATTGGCGCAGACGGTCAAGTATTAAGTGTATCAAGTGGTGGTATTCCAGAGTGGAAAGACTTTGGTGCGGTACCAGATGTATTTTATGTATCAGGAGGAATTGGTACAGATAATCCAACTCCGGCAAACGGAACTACTTTAGATAGACCTTGGAAAACAATTAGATACGCATGTGATCAAATTGAAAAGGGTGCTAAGAATCCTAACGCTGTAGGATTATTAGAAAAAAATAGAATGTTTATAGCATATGAAACTGCTAAATGGGCAAAGAGACAGATCATTGAACAGAATGATCCGTTCTTTATTGGATTTTCTTTTGACGAAGCCAAGTTCCAAAGACTAGCAGGATTTGCTTTAGACGCTATCACAGTTGATTTGAGAAGAGGCGGAAACGTTGAAACACGTAGAGCTGGTCAGGCAATGAAGGACAACGTAAGTGGTGATTTCTTTGATACAGGTTCAGAGTCACAAAACGTTGCGGCATTGAATCATGTAATTAGTTTATGTAGTGATGTAATTAGTAGTGCTACACCGTCCCGAGATTATCAAGCAGAAGATGGTGTTGCTTCAGCAGATAGATATTTACAAACTAAAGATTCTACAATAACACCAGAATCAACTGCTTTAGCAACTTTAACAACTAACATGGCTGTCATTACAAGTTCTATTACACTTGGAGCAGGATACACTCTTCCAACAGAAGTAAAACTACACAAAGTATTGTTGGTAAAAACTGGAACTTACAAGGAAGTTCTTCCAATTAGAGTTCCTGAAAGAGTTGCTGTAGTTGGTGATGAATTACGTTCAGTAAGAGTTGAACCAGCAGGACAATTAACTAACTCAGGAGATACTGTTTATTCATTAGCGGGTATTACGCATATGAAGAGTATTATTGATGATATTATTGAAGGTAATTCTATTACAAGACAAACAGGAAATACACTTACACAAGATGTATCCAAACCAAATAGTACTGCCGCTGTATCAACAATAGTTACAAACTTAACACAAGAACTTTATGATAAGATTGATTTTGAAGTTAATGGAGCATCAGGAGACTCAACTGCTCCAACTATTAGAGGTTCAAATACAAGAGTAGATGATCAGGATAAGTTTGCTGGTGTAAGAGCTATAATGATGAACAAGGACTTTATTGCTGAAGATGTTACAAAATATATAAATGTAAACTATCCATCTTATACATTTGATGAAGCACAATGTAAATCAGATATAAAAAATTATCTTGATGGATTTATACATGACTTGACATTTAGTTTTAGTGAAGGATCAAACTATGCTACAATCTACAACGGATTGTATTATGGAAATAGCGTAAACGGTTCTACATTGGAAAACATGTATCTATTAAGAGATGCTACTGGTATTAGAAATCAAACACTAGGTGGATTAAGCGGAACATTAAGTTCAGCAAACAGCTTTGGTACTAAGAGACCATCAGCTGGTGCTTACTGTTCATTGGATCCAGGATGGGGACCAGACGACACAAGAGTTTGGATCCAAACTAGATCTCCATATGTACAAGGAGTTACTAACTTTGGTACAGCTTGTGTAGGATTAAAAATAGATGGAGACTTACACAATGGTGGTAATGATTCAATCGTTGCTAACGACTTTACTCAAGTAATATCAGATGGTATTGGTGCTTGGGTTACAAACTTAGGTAGAGCAGAACTTGTTTCTGTGTTCTCATACTACGGACATATAGGATATCTATCAGAAAACGGTGGTAAGATTAGAGGTACTAACGGAAACTGTTCATATGGTGACTTTGGTGCTGTATCAGAAGGCGTTGACGGAAGTGAAACTCCTGTAACTGGCGGTGTAAACAACAGAAGACTTGAAGCACAAGTTGGTAGAGCTTTAACAGACGGAAGTAGCATTATACATTTTGAATACACAAACGCAGGTAACAATTACACCAACGCTACATACACAATAAGTGGCGCAGGATATGGTGCTGTAATTGCTAATGCTAATGCTGTAAACAATGGTATATTTGAAGTTAGACTAAGAAATCCAGATGATGGATCTACTTATAATACCAGTGATGTTGACAATGACGGAGTGTTAAATGATCCAGATGTAATTGGTGGTAGAGGATATGTGTCAAGTGAAAATACAGCACAGGGCGGAAACGCAACTACTATTATTTTATCTAACACTGAAACAGCTAACAGTACAAAATATGTTGGAATGAGAGTTGTAATTACAGCAGGTACAGGTGCTGGACAATACGCACAAATTACTTCGTACAATCCAGGAACAAAAGTTGCCAACGTTGCTAAAGAATCAGATGGAACAGCTGGATGGGATACATGGCACTATTCAAATGGTATTCAATCTACTTTAGATGCTACAACAACTTATTCAATCGAACCAAGATGTGTTATCTCAGGTGGTGGAGGAACAGGAGCTCAAGTAAGAGCACAAGTTTCCAACGGTAGAATTACACAGTTTTACATAATAAATCCAGGAAGCGGATACACAAGTGGTCCATCAATGTTGATCGTTGACAACAATGAAACTATTGAAGCACCATTTGAAATTAGAATAGGTAACGGAGTATTAACACAACCTACGTGGACTAGTAGAGGACTTGACTTTGAAACAGCAGGCGCTACTTTAGTAGGTGATGGTTTTGCTGATATCTTCCAAGACAAAAACTTCTTAAACGTTTATGGATTAACAGACGTGCCAGAGGAAGGTGCTAACTTAGAGATAGCTGGTGATAGCAGATACTTCAAGGTGGTTTTTGTAAGAGAACTATCCGGAAGTGCTGGAAACTATACAGCAAACTTACAAGTTTCACCAAACATTGGTGTAGAACAAGCACCTATACACGGTGCTAATATTTCTATAAGAAAAAGATTTAGTCAAGTTAGATTAACAGGACATGACTTCCTAGATATAGGTACAGGTAACTTTGCTAGTACAAACTATCCAGGAACACCGTCTGTACCAAATGACGCAAATGACGAAGTTAAGGAATATGGCGGTGGTAGAGTGTTCTACA